AGAGTTATCTATATCGGTTTTATAGGCGGTACCGTTTTGTGTTGTATGATCTGGTTTGTTATATGTTCCTACTGCCATATTTTTATGCTCCTGTTGCCTCCCAGTTTACCACACCACCAACATCTGTTCCACTATTATCATAAACATAAAGCGTAAAGCCAGTTGTGGTTATTAAAATTGCTGCTGGTATTTTCGCACCAGTTTCAACCATAGTAACTTGAACCGTTGGTATTTCAAAAAATGGCTTTGTAAATGTTACTGCTGTGCCACCAGTTAATACAGTTACATTTTTTCCACTTTCCGTACGCTCCGTTATATCAAAAGTTGGTTTATATTTCGTAATATACGTTAATGCTGTGGTAGTATCAAGTTCCATTCTAAACTTATAATATCTTGCATCTATATACCCTATACTCCAATTCTCAAAACCATCAAACAACGAATCATCACCAGCATAATCAATTTTATCAGTTATATTTCGGTTACCTGTTTCACCGTCAATAACGCTATACGTTGTATCTACCCACAATCTTGTGTTTTCCTCACGGCCAATATCAACCTCTGGCTCTCTATATATATATTCACTGTGCTTTGAAACAATCGCATTATCAAATACATCATTATTATCTGCACTTGCATCCGTTGCATCATTTGGAATCAACCAACCCTTTAATGGGTTCTTATGAAAGTTTTGTGTACCAAATGGATTAACGAAAGATTGGCGTGAGGATGAGGTTATAGCAGCACCATTATATGCTGTTAAATCTGCCCTAGCACTTCCTCTATCACTCAAAGTAGTGGCACCTGGCTCATCAAACGCATAATGAAGTTCCAACCCATCTGTATCAAGATGTTTCATTTCCGTCATTGTTTTTGTTTTATTCCAGCAGGCAACTAAATAAATATTATTTACCCATACGTTGTTACTATCTTGATCTGATGCAGTGCCCACCGCTATCTCATTATTAACTGTTGGGCTTCCACTCACTATACTACTATCAGCATCTAACAAAGTACCTGATGCATCATAAGTTTCTAAAGTGGTGCCATCCCAAAACACATATATATCCAAGTCGGTGTTATCTGTCGGTGTCCACTTACTTTGGTAATAACCACTTTCTATAATTAGATCCACCACCATAATAGAATTTTGCTGTCGCCTCACAATAACGCCAACATCATTAACTACGCTACTAGCTGTGGCAAAAACATAATCATTACCACTAGCACTTGGCACACCGGTATTAAACGCCACACGCATACAGAAATTACTATTTGTGGCATTTTGGCAAACTAAACCACTATAAGCATTAGAATAAAAATATTTGTTATCATCACGTGGTGCAAAATATGGATAATCTCTTAAAGCACCTAACCAAGCACTTTCACGATTACCACAATACACGATATTCTGATTATTTGTTACTGTAAGATTCTGGCATAATGCAGTGGTACTTTCATTTCCATTTGTATCAATAGCTTTAATACAGAATTTCCAAGTACCAGGTGGTACCGCAACTGTTGTGATTTGGGTACCTTTTGTTGCAAAAGTTAATAATGTTAAATCATCCCAATCCTGGCTAGTTAATCCATATCTTATTTCATAACCACTTAAATCTGGATTTGTTACCTTATTCCATCTGAATAATACCGCATCACCGTTTTGTGATACTGTTAGTAATGGCACATTGTCTGGTGGTGCTGATTTACCAATTACTGTATGCTCCGTGCCCTCTGCATTGGGTGCCCAATCTGATGCACCACCTAATTGGTTAATTGCTCTTACCCTTATATCATAATCCTCTGTATCCTTTACTGGCTGGATATGCATATACGTTGATGGCATATTTATAATACGGCTTGTAAAATCGCTATCCGTTGATAATTTCCACTGCACTTCATGTTGCGTTACATATGAATCTGGATCATCCCACGATACTTTTATTCTTGATACAACAGTACCATCACCAGCAACAAACAAATCACTTTCACCAGAGGATAATGTTACACCGGTTGGTTCTGCAGGTGGTGAAAATGCACTATCCAGATTAGTGTTTGCAGGTGCAGCAGGCACCACCTCATCAGTTGCGTGGTTAAAGCTATATACCGCTGATGAAATTTCCTGTATCCCCATCCTTACTTTATAGGTTGGCAACCCATTCTTAGAAGATACCAACAACTCCCATTCAACAATCTCAAATTCTTTATTTACCCATCCATACTTATCTCTAGAAAAATATATAGTATCACCAACCTGTGTTTGCAGCCCTTTTAACCCAACAACAATTTGGCAGCGTATTTGCAACCGATGCTTATTCAAATATAAATATGATAATCTTTGGCAGGTTTGTGGCCTGTTGGTGAGTGGATAATCAATAGATAGATCGTGCTTTTTATTGTTATCTTCGGTTAAATATGTGGCTGGCTCTATGGCTGGATAATTTACCGCTTGATCGTTATGGAAGGGTGAAAAGTGTGTGCCTGTTACAGCGTTAAATCTTTCACGGCCAGGATACTTTGTTGTAACCGTCATTGCTTCAACAATATCATCCTCATCAAAGTATAGAGTTGGTGATGAATAAACCCCTGCTTTTAAGAACCACTTACCACCAACATAACTGATAAATCCACCCATACACTTAGTTAGTTCCTCTAACACCTGGAAAGGTGGTATTTCCGTGCTAAATAATCCATTTACAGTATATCTTGGCTCTGCCTTTTTCGTAACAGTCATTGTGCCAGAACCACGTGCTGTTAAACTAATTGCAGTGCCAGCGTATGCATTTGCTAGGGAGGTGGCAAACTGCATACGTGGCTTTACTCTAGTACCTTTCATTATAGCATAATAATCTGTACTAACTGCCAATCCTGTTGGTAGTGTTCCTGTGGTGCTCACCTGCACCTTATCACCAGTTGCAAAACGGCTTGTTTCATCATCTAGTTCAACTGTATCCAGTGCCGTATATACTGGCATGTGTGTGGTTACTAATAGCTTTTTATATGCATTGTAAACACCAGAAATAGTGGTTGATGTGCCTGCACTTGCATCACCTGCGGTTTCAGCTAATTTAATGGTACCCTCATCAACAATAATCACATAATAAGTATCACTTATAGTGGCATCATTAAATTTTAATTTTACTGGATCGGCTGTTTCAAATGGAAATGAATATACCTCACTTACCTTGCTAAAATTTATAGTATCACCAGATGTGTTTACTGTTATATCAAACTCTTTATTTGATACTGGTGTAACATCGTGTGTAACATCTGTTACTGTTACCATTTCCTCACAAGTGTTTGCGGTTGAGGTGAAGGTAGTGGCTGTATCAAGTCTTGTTGATTCCTCGCCTTTACCATACCTGGTGTTCACCATAAAATCATATATTGCTAATGCTGGATTCTCTGAATACTTTGTGTTGGTATCCCTAAAATCATATAATTTTTTCCCTTTTACATCTGCGGAAAATTTTGGAATACCAGTTGGGAATATTGAAGTATCAAACTCATATCTAGCATAAACATATGCTATACCACTAAATTTATCTGTTGATGTTATTTCATCAACTTCACTTATAAAATCCGCATCTGCTGCCTGGCCATCTGTTCCAAGAAATTTTCTTATCCTCACCTTGTTACGAAATTTCCCACGTATAACAAAACCATCAGAATCCAACATATCCTCTGTAACAAGAGAATCATTAATATAGCAGTTGGTTATTTCCTTTACTTCGTGAGTGGCCAACGCATATACCATATGCAAATATTTATCATCAACCTCTGTGGCATATAACAACTTACCACCAACACGCACTTGGCCATAAAGAAAATCTCTTTTCATTATAGCTTGTTTTATTGTTTCTGTTCGGTTTTCAGTTTGAGGTGTGTATTTTGATTTACCCTCTCTTTTAGCTAAAACTAGGCCAACAACCTGCAAACCAACAACCGCTGCTGTTATCGCAATAGTAGCTGCTAAACTCCAACCTGCTGCTGCTGCTGCACCTGCTGTGGATATTGCTGATACTATGATTGGTATTGCTGCTGGCATTAGTTAATTTCCCACGCTTTAGTTATCATTGAGATTGGATAATAACCCAATCCAGAATGCTGCATTGCAACAACATCTTTTCCGTTTAAATGTATTATACCAAGAATATAATTTATTTCATTATCATTAATTTGCCTGATAACCACAACATCACCCCTTTTAGCAAATACAGGCTTTTGTTTATTAACACCTTGCGATGTTAATAATTTTGCGATTAATTTTATATGATCGGTGGAACCTTGTTTTTTTTGCAAAAAATCACGCAAAGATTCTAAATCGTGATACTTACCTCTAAAATCTGATACCAGATCAACACCTGTTATTTCCTTAACAACATCACCAACAAACAAACAGCAATCTAAGGTACCATAATTAAATTCACATCCATTATATTGCGATAACAACGTTGCAAATCTCTGTTCCCATCCGTGTGTTTTTGTTAATCCGTTCCCCATATAATTTGCTTATCTTGCAGGCCAGGAATATATTGTAATCCTGTATCGCTTGAAAACTCCCTTTTTTGATCTTCTAATGTGTAATTACTATCATTTGCTCTTTCCAAATCAACCATAACATTTTCACAGTTAACAGATATAGTGGCATTTGTGGCATCCTCGTTAATAGTCATTACATCCATAAAACCACGAAAAGCCTCGTAAGGCGTGATTAATGCATTGTTACTATCAAATGCGGAAAAGTATATTGTTACTGGCCTTTCTTGATAATCTTCATCTAAGGCTATTGATACCAAATCTGTTGGCATACCAGATAGTGTTACGATAGTTCCGTTGGCTCTTACAGATGATGATTCTTTTACAGATGATATACCAAGAAATTTTCCTGCACCAGTATATGTATTACTATCATACACCAAATCACCGTACCCACTCCATAAATACAGAGTACCACTATCAAACTCTGCTTTTATCAATAATAATGGCCTTGTAGTATCACCAGTAACGTGTGAGGCCAGTGCACTATCTAAACTTCTAGCCATTATGGTAATGCCTCCCTAATACGGAATGTTTTTTGATATAACTGTGCCTCATCAATATCATAATCCAGGTTATTATCCATCATACGAAAAACGCACTTAGCATTAGATACAATAATTGCATCACCATCACTATATGCACTTCTTAAAGGTGGCCAGATATTTACACCTGCTGCATCACCCGATCCATCCGTATCAACATCATCTAATACTTTGTGCATACGTGCAGAACCAGATGTACCAAATTGGATTAAATCACCTGCTTTCAAATATCCAGTGGTTGATGTTGGTGCATCTTTTATATCAATCTCTGTATCTCTTACAGAATGTGCACCATCAAACTTTGGTGAACCAGCAGTATCTTTAGCACTACCACGTGGTGTTGAGCGTTTAGGGTCTTGGAATAAAAAGGTACCATACATACCATTTAATTTAAGAAAGAATGATACCCAATCCTCTGCTGTGTTTTCATCCATTACAGGCAAGGTTATATCATACACCCACATTTCACCCTCATATTTTTGTACTTGGATAGCACTTGAAAATATTGATGTGGTTTCAGATACAGGCGTGAATGGCATCACCTTCATTGAACGGAATGATGTACTTGGTAAATCTAATGGAAAAGTTATAGCCATAATTAAAATATATTTGGGTTCCTGTATCTTTCGTGTGTTACTGCTGCAACAGCCCTATTATCAAAACTATTATTCATTTCATCAAGTGCTTGCTTAATTCTTTCAACCGCCTCAACACTCGCACCTCTTGCATCAATATTATAATTAATCTTGGTACCACCATACATTTTTTGCTGTTCCTCTGTCAATACACGCTCACCTTTTTTCGCTATAATTGGCACCTCATCACCAACTAAACCGCCATTATGGTATTTGTTAGCACCAATAAACACAGATGGATCAACGGCCTTACGTGCACCAGAACCAACAGAGCCACCAGTATGGTTTACAGTAGGTTTAAATGGTACCGTAAAACCAGATTGTGTTGGTGCAGCACCGCCACCACCAAAGAATCCCATTCCAGCAGAGATAATGCTAGATAAAGAGCCAAACAAACTACTTTTACCACTTCCACTTGTTTGCCCCATTTGCAGTTGTTGTTGTATAACATCCTGGATAATTCTGATAACTGCTTGCCCCCAATCACGCCAAGAATCCATATTACCAGCTAATGCACTATCTATCTCTCTAAATGTACTATCAAGTGCCTGCCCTTCAACATTTGCCTCTTGGAATTTCTTTGAGGCTTTATCAACTGCACGGTTATACGTTTCCTGTGATATAATATTTTGATCCAGCATCGCTTTTAACTCAATCAAAGTATCGTTATATATCTCTGTTTCTGTACGCATTTGCTGTGTAAGGGCAGCACCTTTTGATTTTAATTCATTGTACCTTTTCTGTGCTGCTTCCTGCCTCTCTAGTTCTTTTTGCAATTCCTCTTGTGCCTTGCGTGCTGCATCCTCTGCTGCATTTGAACCAGTACCAGTTGGTGCACCAGGTGTTGATTGCGGTGCATCCTCTGGAAAGGATTGATTAACAGGTGCTAGTGCTTCTTGCATTGTTTTACGATACGCCTTTAACTCTGTAATCCTTTTTTGTATCACCTCGCTATTCTTTGCCATTCCAGATTCAACAGCCCTCTCTAAAGATTGTATCTGTGCCTCTGTTTTTTCTAACTCATTAGCAAATTCACCTTGAACATCGGATACACCTGTCATATTACCCATCCACTCACCAACTGCACGTGCTGCATCAGATACAACACCAACCCAACCAAATAATTTCTCTGTTACCTCAACAACACTCTCTGTAAACTCAACAACACTTGGTATGGCGTTTATCATACTCTCTGCTAATTTTGCAATCGTTGGTGCAGCCTCTAATATAGCTACCACCAATTTTTTCTTTAATATAGAGCCTAATATAGATAATTGATCTTTTGCTTTTTCAGAATCCCTTAATAACCTTTCCTCAATAACTAAACCGTAATCTTGGGCTGCCTGTCTAGCAGCATCAAGCTCTTTCTTGCCATTTTTAACCATTACAAGCATATCTACACCAGAACGACCAAAGGCTGCATTAGCAAGTGCAGCACGCTTGGTATGGCTTTCATACCTATCCATTGCTGTAAATAGTAAATCAATAGCCTCTGCGGTACTGGTGGATGTTTGGATTTGATGCAATAACGCTTTATCTGTTTTATTCAACAGCGTAACAAGTGTACCTGTATTTGCCTGTGCCTCACCAACAGATTTAGCAACCTTTTGAAAGGCTTTATCCAACTTTTCATTTGCAACACCAGCCAAATCACCAGCAAATCTATATTCCTGTAACGCATCTGTGGCTATACCAATTGAATCTGCTGTTTTAGCTATATTATCACCAACCTCTAATGCTTTATTTATCAATAACCCAAAACCAGCGGCACCAGCAACTTGAACCATTATTGATTTTAAAGAAAAGAAAGACTTGGCAAAATTTGTAATTGATTTGTTGATTTTTTTATATGCCTTATCCATCTTGGCCAACACCTTATTAGATTTGGCACCAAATGATTTTATATTTTTCTCTGCTTTTTCTATATCCTTAATAAACACTGCCGTGTTCATTCCTAGTTCTACATTTAAGCCTGCAACTGTTTTTGAAGTAGCCATTTATCAACCTCGTTTTACTTTGCTCTTACGGCCTTTCATTTTAGCTATATTCCTGTCTGCACGTGCCTGTGCTTGCCTCTGTGCTTCTAAGTCATTTTCTATGCTAAAAAATGCCATCCAATCAAATAATTCACTTAGTGGCATTATAACATTTAATTCTGCCACTGTCATTTTCAATTCTCTGGCGAGTTGGTGCTTGAAATATAACGTCTTGTTATCAGCTATTTTTTTTTAGATTCTTCTAAGGATTTGTTTTCCTCATTAAGGTCGGATATAACATTGATAATTTTCTCAATTATATCCTTGTTTACGTTTTCGTAAAATTCAGTAAATTCCTCATCCTTATCAAAAAGCAAATTATTATTTGCATCCACCAATGAACATTGAACTTTATACTTTTTATATTCAGTAAATAATTTAGAGCGCTCTGTTAATTCTTTGGTGCTAGAACTTTCAATAAGATAACCTTGCAGAACATCGTAATTTTTTGCTGTGTGCTCAATAATACGGATTTTACCCAACCCATCAATATCAACCTCTTTGGTTTTACGGCTTTCTAATCCCTTGCTGATTATATCGTGTTTATTCAGTATTTGACTCATCTATATCACCCTGTTCATTTTCATCCTCAACAACATCCTCATCACTTTCTGGTTCTGGCTCCAATATCCCTAACTCTGTTATAATATCATCTAAATCTTTTGCAAAATCTTTTTCAACTTCGTTCAAAATATTTGTTAATACTTTTGGATTCCTTCCTATCAGCGTTTCAAAATCCTTTGGCACAAATACCCTATTACCAGATTCAGATAGAAATAATGTTGCAGCAAGAGTTGATCTTAATGGCCTAGTGCCTAAAAACTGTTTGTTGTTTTTAAACCACATACAAAAAGTTTTTAAATCCTCTTTGGATGGTTTGGATATTTCAGCTTCCAAGCTCCATTGCGGTATAGAAATTTTTATAGTTTTAGCTTTGGCCATATTATGATGTTGCTCTAGTTAAATCACCAGAGGCAAGCATAGATATTGATGTGGTCATAACCTCACCAACAGAACCCTGTATTGGGTTATAATTTTCTAGGTATGCTGTGCCACTGAAACTTGGGTTGGTAGCTGATACAGCACTAGAAGTTGGTTTAATAGTAACTGTAAACGTGGTACCAACTAATGGAAATACTATTGCATCAACACCTGCTGCTGCGTAATCTTGGTTGAACTCAACTGTAACATTCCAATCTTTTAAACCAGGAATCCTACTTCTGGTGCTATCGCCCATTGCTGTGTTTTCCTGTGGCTCACCCAAATATGTAAAAGATACTGATGTTACGTGATCCGAAACATCATTTGAATCCATTACTACGCTTACGTCTGTTGCTACTATATCTGCCATAATATCCTCATTATAATGTTAAATAATTCCAAATGCAACTATTGCTTTGCACGATACTGTACCACTCTTTGTGTATTTCACTCTATAATAATCATCTGATTGGCTACCAGCCAATGACAAAGCCTCAGATGTTGCAGCAGAGGCACTTGTAAATGTGATTCTATCCGTTCCAGATGTAAAGCCACTATTATCATCACTCTCAATTACAAAATCAATTGATCCACCACCTGTTAGTTCCAGGATATGTAAAAAAGCATATAGTTTTTTTCCAGAGGCTATACCGCCACTAAATTGCTGTGCGGTACCATTACCATTTGCAGTTATTGGTGTATCTTTACTATTAAGTGCAAGAACCCCTCTCACCAAAGGATCGGTTGATACTTCTGCCTCTAATGTAAAACCAATCAACTCACCTATTGTTGCGTTATTTGGTGAAAATGATGTTGCTAATGCCTGCATAGAAAAACACGTATCACCAATTGATTCACCCTCTGCTGTTATTGTTATTGGTTTATTTGCAACATTTATAGCATCAAACAAACCCTCATCTGTGGTATCTGGGTTTGTAAAACCTTCAAATGAAAACATACCAGTTTTTAAACCTGCTTTTCTGGTTCTGGTATCATTCTGTAAAACTGTATTATCTTTTGGCTCTGCACTATAATCTGAGGCCATACCATTTACACGGCTAGTGATATTATACTTATCAAAATACACACCTTGTTCTTTTAGTATTAAATCACTCATAAAATAACCTTCCTGTTAGATACCATAATAATGCAAAATAAAATCAATTGCAATATGCACCTGCTTTGTTTGATCCTCATACAAATCAATCTCATTTTCAAGGAACGTATCTGCTATTATTGGATTAGTTCCCGAATCACTCCAACGTTCCATTGCTGGTATCACTAAATCCCTTACCGCAAGTGCAGAATCATAATCATCCGCATATACATCAACCTGTATTCTTGTATGCCTCAAATCGCTTGTTTGCTGCATTTTGTTTGTTGGTAACTTACTTACCTTACCATAAACAATGAATGGGGTTGGCTCATCAATACCAGGTAACATTGGGTACACTCTATCACCAACCAAATCACTTATTCCAGCGATATTAGATAGCTTCGTGTATAATACCTTTTCAAATTGTGCCATTATCTCAATCCGGATTTTTTATATCTACCTGCTAATTTCTCTGCTTGCTTTATAGCACCCTTACCAACATCCTCTGCCATCTTTTCTAGTGCACGTGGTGATGCGGTATCAAAGCCTGGCCTAAAAAAAGGCTGTTTACTCATATGCCTTGTTCCAAACTCAAAAAACTGTGCCCAAAACGCACGGCCAGCGTGAATTGCAAAAATAACTTCTTCTGGTGATTTTTTAATTAGCTTTTCTTTAATTTCAGAGCGTAATTTTACCACCTCATAAGCATCTTTTTTACGTGAGTATTTTAACTTTCTATTTGCTTTCTTTTCACTTGAAATATCAATATCACCAACCGGTGCACGCTGCTGTATTTCCTCTTTTACAATTTTTGCACCCTTTCTTGTAGCTCTAACCAAAACCTTTTGCTGCATTTGCTCTGGTAATTGGCGTAACATATTCACCAATTGTTTACCACCTGTTAGCTGCGATTTAGTTACTGTTGCCATTAATATTGTGCCTCTGCCACTACTTCCATTGCTTCGTTCATTCCCAGCTCTTTAACGCCATCAATATCATACACCCTGTTTCTATATACTATCCTAAAATCCTTTGGATTTAAACCATCTATAAAATCTATCTTAAACATAGTGGTGATTTTTGTAGTGTATTGGTCTGCTCCAAAATTTTCTGTGGCATTTTTATCGGATACATCTGCCCAAACAGTTTTGTATAGTGTCCACACATCAGTTTTTACACCGGTATCACTTCTGGTATTAGATAATTGCTCAATCCTTATTCTTCTATTTTTTTTTCCGGCTCTCATATAGATACAACGTGTGGCGATAATAAACTTTTAGATGTCATTGGAATTTCGCTTGCTGATGTGCCAACAATAGTGCTTTCACGATTATTATAGTAATGCCCTATCAACATTAACATACCTTGTTTTATGGTTTGTGGTACATCTGCAGCCGTATCACCATAACCTGCAACAAATGTAATTTTCACGGCTCCCAATGTCTTTTTAGTATCCGGCCAAGTATAACCATCTGCAAGATTTATAACACCAGGCCAAGAGGTTTGAACATCATAACTACTTGTTGATAAAGTTTGCTCAACACCATCACCATCTGTGTAAACCACACTGGTTACAGATTGTATATCACCCTTTGGCAAAAATATTGCGGTACCTCTTGGAAAAGCTGTTAGCTCCAACCTATGTGTTTGCGTAATAAATCCACGCTTGGTATATGCCTCTGCCATTTCTCTAGCCGCTTGAATAAGCATTGTTAAATATGGATCTGCTGTTGTGTTGGTGCTTGGCACCTCTGCACCAAGTGAACTATCTGCTGTATTATCAGTGTATGTGGTGGTGGTGTTATCAGAAATAGTAGTTAGCAATAAATAATCGCTACCACCTGCCTCTGTTCTATATATTTTTCTTGCTGTAACGCCAGTATCACCAACCGGTATATTTGTTAATGAAATTTGGCCATCTGCCGTTTTATCCGCAACAGTAACGGCTGCACTTGCTGTGCCTCCCTCTGTTTCCCCATCTGCAGTAACGAATGTAACTTTGTAACGGTGAACACCATCATCAACATTACCTGCGGTACCTGCCAACTCTGCTGTTAGCTCTGATGGTGCCAAATAATAATTTGAGGCATCTAATCTAAGGTGTGCTTTTACCTCATCAATTGTAACCGGCTCAACGGTTGGCTCTGTAACTGTAATTAGATTTTCTAACATTGCACACCTCTTTTGTTTTTATCTAATGATAAATCCAGCCTCACTAAAAAGCAAGGCTGGATAGTATGCACGTTATTTATGCAATAGCAGTTGTTTTAGTATCACCGCTATATCTCGCACCCATTAAGAGCACTTCAATACCAGCATCAACCGGTGAATCAACAGCCTCAACAAGATCAAGTTTTACGAAAGGTTTACCCTCTGGTAAGTCTTGGCTTTGAACTTCAATCAGATATTTCTGATTAGAGCCGGCAGTTGTAGTGAAACCAGATGCAGTTGCAGTGGTTCTATCACCAGGTATATCACTTGATGTGGTATCCTCAACACGTCTATATGTAAATGCTATATCCTCTGTTGTGGTGCCACTTGCATCATCAGATGCAGCAACAGTGATTGCAGTGGTACCAGTAGCACCAACCCCAATTGTTAAAATAAACAAAGCAGAATCATAATCCTTTAGGCTTATAATATCTGTCGCTTTTGTTCCAGAAAGTGCATCAGAATCCGGTGCAAGTGCTGTAACAACGTGAACTTTATCAGTAAGTTTCATTTTATCCTCACTATTTAGATTAATAATTTAGTTCTTAAAAAGTGGCCAAATCAATGGCCACTATAAGTTATGCTAACTAGCAAAGAGCGTTATGCTCTTGCAGCTAAGTTAATAAATGGTGAAACTGTACTTGAACCATTTTTAGGTGTTAACGCCTTATTCCAAATTGGCTGGCCATCAACACGGTAAACGATTCTAAACGCTGTTTCATCGTAATCAAAACGAACATGTATAGACACGTCTTGTTTTGGAGCACCTTTATCAATAAGTAGATATTGGGTTGGATCAACCAGCATAATATCGTTCTTATCACCAAGAGTTTGGCAATGTTCAGATTCTATTACTGGACGGCCTTTTAATCTACCATATGGCTCATCAGCTAAACCAGTTGGTTGCTGATATGCAGGTGTAGATGCATTAGTACCAGCTAGTTCAAGTTGATCTAGTTGAGGTAACACATCTTGGTTGATTAACCACACTGCATTTGCTCTTGAACGGTTCCACAATCTTGCCCACATTTTAGAAATGTTTTCAAATTTAACCGTATCAGCAGATTGGCCAGATTCTTTTGCAACAGTAATAGTTGCAGGTGAATCAATCATACCACGTGGTTGATAAGCACCAACACCCTCAATAACTGCTTCCTCAGTCATAAACGCTATTTCCTCAGAAAAGGCAGTTGTTGCAATGCTAGTCATAGCTGGTGCATCCGCTAAAAGCTCATCAGTCATATACATTAAACCGATTAACTTTTTCAGCTTTAAGTCCATTGTGCGGAACTTAGGTTTTTTGGCAGTGGCTTGATCGCCCTCACCTTCCCAATAAGTTCTAACACCACCGAACCTTGAACCAGTTACACGGCTTGATTCATCAATAGCATTGATAGTTAAGCCATTTGATCCAGCAGAGATTGGCACCCTTCTTACACGTGGTAAGATTTGCCCAATACCATAAGATAATCTTAGTATCTCACTTGCAAAATCAGATTGAACTAAAAAGCCACCATCTGATGGTACAGATTCACTAGCACCAGCAGCAGCCTTAGTAGTTAATCTTTCATCAATTGTGCGTGCACCAGGTTGGCCAGCTTCATAGATCGCTTTAAGTTGCTCTGCAAAACTACCAAATGGTTTAAGTCTTGTAGTAACTTTAATATCTGCACTTGCAGCATTTGGGAATGGGTCTGCATCATCTGCATCCGCTGTGTTATCAGCAGGTGCACCATCAGCAACAGCAGCAGGTTCTTGCTCTTTTTCAAGTGCAATCATCTTTTCTGTACGCTCAATAGATGCGTTTACATTCGCAATCTCAGTTTCAAAACCGTCAAATTCTGTTTGCTCCTCTGCGGATAAAACATCATTTTCGGCATTATCCAAAAGTGCCTGGCACTTGCCTAGCAACTCTTGTTTCTTTTTTAAAAGTGCTTTGAGTTTTTTATTCATAACATCCTCACTTATTTTTAATAAATCTACCAGTGAGAATTTTAGCAATAAAGTATCCACACTGATAGCCTAGTTAATAAACTAAACCTCAATCGTGAACCACTAAATCGCTAACGCTTATTAGATAGTACACTGCACGTTGCTAACGCTAGTGCCATTTAGTAACTGCGATTATATATTAAACTGTGTTGTAAAATCAACTGTTTTTTAGAATAGATATTTTTGCCTGTGCAAAATTCTTGTTCATACCAGTTTTGGTACCAACAAGTTTAGATATTACGTCTTTCAATGTAGAAACCTTATCAACCATACCTATTTTCTTTGCCTCATCAGCATCAAATACACGGCCTTGCCCAAAATTAGAATGAACCTCTTTGGCAGTGATTTCACGGCCACGTGCTACTGTCTTTTCAAACAACTTACCCAATTTGTTAACCTCTGCCTGGAATTGCTCTTTTGCCTCATCAGATAGTGGCTCATATGGATTGCCTTGTGTTTTATTCTCACCATATTTTATGATTGTTGGCGTGATGCCAAATTTTTCATATGCAGCACTCCAATCTTCGTGAACCATATAAACACCAACAGAACCAACAGAACCAGATGGGGTACAAACAACCTCATCACATTGTGATGCGATCCAGTATGCAGCAGAGGCACACAATGGATTACACACAGCAACAATATACTTCTTTTTTCTAGCTTCCATTATAACATCTGCCAATTCAATCAAGCCAGATACAGTGCCACCAGGTGAATTAACATCTAATACAATAGCCTTTACAGTATTATCATTTGCCAATGCTTCTATTTGCTCTGCAAGCATTTCTGTGGATGTACCACCAAAGATTCGCATAAATATATTCATTTTTTGCTGGATAGCACCATTTACAGGAATTACAGCAACAGAACCAGATGCAGATGCAGAGGGGCGTGCTTTTGCAGAAATTTCTAATTCCTCTGCCTCATCAGCAGTAATAGTTAGGTTTGGCGATTTATTTAATAAAAAATTATGCAGTGAGAACAAGGCTCTTTCTTCCATTGCCCATACATTGTTGTATAAATGTGCCAATAATAAATTAATTTGTATCTTGTCCATCTTCATCCTCAAATAAATTAACTAATTCTACCATAATTTTATTCATTGCAACATCTTTACTTAATTGCGTTGTTTTAGCTTTATTCTCAAAATTATCAATAAACTCACCAGCAATTGATGCCTCACAATAATTAATTACACCAGTTATATTAATTTTAGTATCAATTAAATTTTCACATAAATCAACAAACGGCTTTAATACATTATACGCATATTTTTTATGTTTTTCAGCTAATTCCGTTGTTTTCGCAATCATAGCATCATCAACTTTCTTGAACTTGGTTAGCAACTGATCCTTTTTATCACATTCTGCACCTGCGATCCTTTCCGCTAAATCTCTTATCACTGGCATCAAGGCTGCTGCCTCATCACCCTTTTGCATATTAAGTGGTGTTAACGGCTCATCAAGGCCAGGCAATGGATCATACCCCTCACGCTCTCTTACCTCGTTTCTAGTTAACCAACCAGTGTTTACAGCAGAGGCATATGATTCAAAGCGTGCTTTTGTTTCACCTTTTAGTAATTCATCATAATCGTGCCTTACGTGATAGGTTTGCTGTTGCTCAATCAAATCTGTATCAATACGTTGCTCTATTTTATAACATTCTGGCCTTATTGTATTTTTGTAAAATTCAATTGATTGCTGCTCAATATTATTAAAGCTGGATTTTTCCAGTTCATTTACCATATGCAGAGGAATACCAAAGAACCTGCATAATTCTGCTATTTGATGCTTTCTAGTTTCAAGATATTGGGTATCCTTGTTTGCCATTGTTAACTGGTGGATTTTCATACCTTCCTCTAGTACAGCAACAGAGAAACTATTGTTTAATCCAGAGTGCTGGCGTTTCCAGGAATTTATAATATTCTTACGTGCCACCTCATCCTTTAAACTACCTGGATATTCCAACGCAACGGCTGGTGTGGCATTTTTAGAAAAGAACTGTGAACCAAACACCTCTGTGGCAACTGCCAAACCAATAGCATTACCAGCAAAATAAATAGGTGCAATACCTGCTATACCATCAAAGCTAAATGATGGAATATGCAACACCTCATCAGATAATAATGTTTCTACTTGGTTATTCTTTAGTGGGTCTTTGTATTTGTAGCGTAAATTACCATTCTTTAATTGCTCAACAGTAACGTTATCTGGCCTCATTGGTATTAATTGATCTGTACTCCCTTTTGATCCAGGCACTTTCTTTGCGTACATATTTCCATACAACATACCAAATGCAATTTGCATATACCAAAATTCATAGGCTGTTTGATAGTTATTGGGTTTTTTATTAATAACATCCTGCAACGGATGATCTGGTGCCTTTACAACACCTTTAACTGTTTTACGCATAACATTCTTTGGCAGCGATGCTATCGTGGATGCTAGAACTCTCACGCAAGCGTACAATGAAGAAACTTGCATTGCTGTATATGCATTAACTTTAACGCCAGATGAGGTAGTAGCTATTGGTTGATACCAAAAATCATCGTGTGCTGCTGGTGGTGCCTGTACTTGTTCATCAGCGAATATTAAGCTAAATACCATCTAATTACCTTACTTGCTTTTTTTGGCACCAATAACATATGGTAGTAGTGCAACTAATAGTAATATTATACCAATTCCCACGAACATTGCAATTGGGTTGTAAAGCCAAAGGCCATAGCCAAGCATAGCCAATCCAATTAAACCTGTGGTATCTCTTGCTATTTTATTTTTCATCCTATTATTAACCCTCTTTCTTGGTAAACTGATGTGCCGTGTTCTGGTTCAAGGATAGCACGCCCCAATGCCATTATCAAGCTAACTATACCATCTATCTTTTTCTCTGGTTTTTCCTTACGTGGAAAAATATTATCTTTTGCATCTAACTTTGCAACAACATTACTTGCCATCCAACGCAATACAGGGTCTTGGCCTGTATGTATCTTTCCAGATTTTACCAATGCCTCTAGCTCCTTCATTGGGTCTGACATCGTTTTTACCTGGTTTGGATATTCAACAACATCTAAACCCTCTAGCATTAATTGCTGCATCAAATATCTACCTTGCCAGGGGTCAACCGATATATCCACTACCTCATACTTTTCTGCAAGGTCTATAATGTCTTGCTTGATAGTTTCATAATCAACGGAATCACCAGGTGTTAATGTAAAGTAGCCCTCTTGTGCCCACGCCTCATATTGGTTGTATGTGCTGTGCGCAAACTCAACAACGTTATTTTCTGGAAAATAATAATTTGTTTTTACAAAAAACTCATCACTTTCCTCAAACAACATAGTAAGTGTGTTTATATCTAGCTTCTGTGCCAAATCCAGTGCGAGCCTTACACGCTTGCCTAAAAAGTCGTTTGGGTGCCATTCCCTTTCCATCGTGCGTTCCCACCTTTCCAAGTTCATCCACTGCGTATGTGATTTGCACCAAACATTAAGGTGCTTAGTTTTAAAATTAGATTGTGCGGTAATTTTTATCTTAGCTTTTTTAGCAAGCGATTCCAGGTAGTCTATACTTACTGATACATTGATGTTTGGGTTGGCCTTGATCCAGGTTTCTTTTTTTGTAAAATCATCCTCTTTATCTGCCTCGTAAATTAAGCAGAAAAATGTATCATCAGTTATATACTTCTTTAAAATTTGCTCACAGTAATCATATATCTCATAACATATACCAACCACATTATTACCTGCTGTGGTGATAACATTTAACAATGGTTGCTCACGTGCACCCAATGCGGTTTCCATCACATCATAAACCTCACGTGTTTTATGTGCGTGCAATTCATCAATAGATGCATAGTGAGGATTTAAACCATCTAGCGTATCTGCATCTGCTGAAACAGCCTTTGCAATGCTATCACCCATATCTGCGGTTATCTGATGGGTTAATACCTTCATACCAGTATGATCTAATAACTCTGGCCTTTTACGTGCCATTGATTGAGCCATTCCAAATACAATTTTTGCCTGGTCTTTTGTTGTTGCAGCACTATAACATTCTGCACCACCTTCCTCATCCATTGCCAACATATATAGCAATATCCCAGCACTGATTGCTGATTTACCGTTTTTTCTAGGCAAGAATGTAAAGGCTTTTGTAAATCTTCTAACACCTTTCTCTTTATGGTACCAACCAAATAAGGTAGTTAGCCAGAAACATTGCCAAGCCTCTAGTTCTATGTTCTGGCCTGTAAGTTTACCTTTAACGTGTGGTAGTAATTCAATGAAGTTACACACCTCATTGGCTTTATCTTCATTAAAATAATAGAGCCAATTCTTTCTTTTCAGATCATCTAACTGGCGTTGGCAGCATTGTATTGTTTTTTTAGATGCAGGAATTTTACCAGATACAACATCTTTGGCATACTTTGTTGCTATTTTGATATAATTCTTTTCATCCATACACTAACCTTTTTTAAGTTGTGCAAACGGATTATTCTTTTCTTTGGTTTTCTGTTCCAATTCTATACCTGCACGATCTGATGCACTTAAACCAAATATAGTGCTGTATCTTTCCATATCTTTTTTGGCCTGGTTCATTATATCAACGTAAGGGTTTCTGTGCGTTGGCACACCTTTCTTTTCTATAACATAGCCTTGCTTATCAACCTTTTTTAAAGCGTAACTATAAGCACTCCAAGCCTCGCAATATATAACAAACGAATCTACGTCAACAGCAGTAAGAGTGCCCATTTCAACCAATAACGGTGCAAGGTTTTTCCATTTAGTCTGTGCCCTTGAGGTTAAGCCTTGTGGCATTTTTACCTCTGCATTTGTTGGTATTGGCTCGTTTTTATTCTTTTTGTTAGTTTGGCCTATACCCTTGCTTTCAGCAATAACAGTTGGTGTCTTTTTTTTTCCAGATTTTCTTTTTGGGTTTGGCATTTTTTCATTCTCTTTTGTTACTATATTATCACAACCCCCACCCCCCCACAATTCAATATTATGTAAAAAAAGT